GACCAGAGTGGAACGAGCCGCTGACCGCTGTCCCGATGACGGGTTTCATCGCCAAGCGCATGCCTCACCGTCACGTGGGCGAATCGCTTGATGACGAGCTGGCCGACCTCCAGGAAATCAAGACTGTGCTGATGCGACAGCTCTTGGATAACGTCTACCTGACGAATAACAATCAGTGGATTGTCAACGAGCGTGTCAACCTCGTGGACATGACCACGTCGCTCCCTGGTGGAATCAAGCGAGTGGCCGGCTTGGAGCCGGTTGACGGCGCGATTATGCCTGTGTTGAGTCAGCCGATTATTCAGCAGCTTCTGCCGGTCGTAGATTACGTGGATGGGGTGAAGGAGAATCGCACCGGGATCTCGCGCGCGTCTACGGGCCTTGACCCGGACATCCTCAAGCAGTCCACGAAAGGCGCGTTCCTAGAGAATCTGAACCGCGCCAGCCAGAAGATCGAAATGATTACCCGCATGCTGGCGGAAACGGGCGTGAAGGAGCTGTTTTTGCAGGTGCATGGGCTCTTGCTGCGCCATCAGGATAAGCCCCGTGTCGTGCAGATGCGCGGCCAGTGGGTGCAGGTGAATCCGCAGGAGTGGCGCGAGCGCACGGATATGACCGCTCGGGTTGGACTTGGCACTGGCAACGAGGAAGAGAAGCGGGAGAAGCTCCTGTTGATCTCCCAGCTCCAAGATAAGCTTGTTCAGGCCGGGATGGTCGGGCCAAATCAGATGTATTCGCTCTTCGCAGACATTGCGGAGACGATGGGCTTTGACATGCCAGAGAAGTACGCCATGTCTCCGGATAGCCAGGAGTACCAGCAGGCCATGCAGCAGAAGCAGGGGCAACAGATGCCCAATCCGCTTGCCGAGGTTGAACAGATCAAGGGCGAGTACATGCTCAAAGCCCGTCAGATGCAGGAAATATACAAGCAGATGTGCGACGACCGCGACCGGCAGGCAGCGCTCATTCAAGCGCAACTTGAGACACACAGCCGCGAGACCATCGAGGCCGCCAAGCTGGAGGTGCAGGCGCTTCTCGACGGTATGCGAATGGACATCGGGCAGGCAGGCATTGGCGCCGGTATGCAAGGAGGTGCCAATGAGCCCTGAGACACGAAGGATTCGCGGCGCGGACGCCCGTCAACTCTTGGATAACAAGCTGCTGAAGGAGGCGTTCGAGAGCGTTGCGAAGTACGTGGACGACCAAGCGATGACTTGCAGCCCTGATGACGCAGTGAGGGCACAGAGGATCATCATCAGCAAGCAGCTTCTTGCCGCGATCAAGCGGGAGATTACTCGGGTCATCGAGGACGGAGAGCTTGCGAAGATCGAGATTTCAGAAATTGAGAGGCGGGGCCGAATGCGGCTCTTCCAGAGGTAATCAGATTCACCCAACCGGGCCAGCCTTAGAGCTGGCCTTTTTATTTGGAGCATTACATGCACGATGAGAACCCTACCGGCGATGCCGGCGCAAGTATCACCGAGCGGCTGGAGTCTTTCCTGGCTGCGGAGGAAGACCCCAAGGAGCAAGAAGCACCCGCAGAAACCAATGTCGAAGAACCTGAAAGCGATGAACAGAGCGATGTTCAAGAGCCGCAGATTTCCACCTCCGATATTGCCAAGGTCTTAGGTCTGGATGAGTCGCTGCTGGACGTTGATGAAACGGGCGCGGCGGTCATTAAGACCAAGATCGACGGCAAGGACGGTGCTGCCAAGCTCGCGGACATGCTCAAGTCCTACCAATTGCAGGGCCATGTAGACAATCAAGCGCGTGAGGTTGCGGAGCAGCGAAAAGCACTACAGCAGCAAGCGGAACAGCATCAAAACCTGATCAAGCAGCGATTGGACGAGTTAGATAACGTCGTCAAGATCGCTGGGGACGAACTTCTCCGAGAGTTCCAGAGTATCGACTGGCAAACCCTACGGGTTTCTGATCCGGGCGAATACTCGGCACGCATGCAGGATTTCCAAATTCGCCAGCAGCGACTAAACGACGCTGCGCAACAGGCGAATGTCCGCCGTCAGGAACTGAAGGCCCAAGACGATCAAAAGATTTCGGATCTCTTGGCGCAAGAGCGGCAGCGGATCCCGGAGCTAATCCCGGAATGGAAAGACGCGAGCGTAGCCAATAAAGAGCGCTCGGAAATTATGGAGTGGGCACAGAAGCAAGGCGCGGATCCGCAAGAGCTGGGGGCCATTGGCCGTAGCTGGGCGGTGGCGGCATTGCGTAAGGCGATGCTCTACGATCGACTACAAACCGCCAAGGCGGATGTAGAGAAAAAGGTTCGGGCAGCTCCAAAGCTCGTCAAAGCAGGTCAGGCGCAACAGGTCAACCGCGAGCAGCAAACCATTCGCACCCTCAAGCAAAACGTCCGCAGTTCCGGAGGCCGGGAGACTGACGTTGTTCAGTACCTGCTTGCATCCGGGAAGGCTTAGCAAATTCTTAGGAGCATAAATCATGTCGCAACCTACTGATACTTTCTCGTCCTATGACGCTCGCGGCAATCGCGAAGATCTGTCGGACATCATCTATGACATTTCCCCGACCGAGACGCCGTTCTTGTCGGCCCTGGATCGCGTGAAAGCGACCTCCACTAAGCACGAATGGCAGAAAGACGCACTTGCTGCGGCTACGTCCGCCAACTTCGTGATTGAAGGTGATGACGCCACCACTGATGCGTCCACCGCAACCACCCGCGTGTACAACTACACGGCAATCTCGGATAAGGTCGCGCAAGTGACCGGAACCCAGGAAGCCGTTAAGAAGGCTGGTCGCAACTCCGAAATGGCCTTTCAAATGACTAAGCGTATGAAGGAGTTGAAACGAGATGTCGAGTCGGCTTTGTTGGAGAACAATGCCTACGTCGCTGGTAACGACTCGACCGCTCGCGAATGTGCTGGCGCCCAGGCGTACATCAAGACCAACATCAGCAAGGCAGCCGATGCAACTGCTGCTACTGGTGACGGATCGGACGGCTACACCGATGGCACCGCACGCGCACTGCAAGAGTCGTTTGTGGAGGCCGCGTTAGCCGCCGCTTGGACTTCTGGCGGCAATCCGACGATGGGCATTCTGAACTCGTTCCAAAAACGCAAAGTGGCGACATTCACGGGCTCGTCGTCCAAGCAGTCGAACGGCGATTCCAAGAAGGTCACGAACTCGGTCGATATCTACATTGACCCGCTCGGTAACGAAGTGCGCTTCGTTCCGTGCCGCCAATGCCCGGCCGACGTCATCTACATGTTCGACATGGAGTACGTCAAGTTCGCAACTCTGCGTGACTTCAACACCCAGGAACTGGCGAAAACCGGCGACAGCATGCGTAAGCAAATCCTCGTGGAATACACCCTGCAAATGGGTAACGAGGGCGCACACGCCGCTGTGTACGACCTGGCCACCTCGTAATCCCACCACGTCCAACTATGGGCCGCCTAGTGCGGCCCTTTTCTTTTGGAGACTTCTATGTCTGCATTTAAGCAAATCAAGGACGTTCTTGGTGGGTTCCGCATCACCGACAACGTACAAAGCGTCGGGTCGATTGTGATGCCGGCAGCCGGGTCCATCAGCGCAAAAGAAGAGCAGTTCGGCTCGTTCCACGTCACCACCTTGAACCTTGAGGCCGCGCGTGTTTCGGTGACGGATGCAAACGCATACGGCGGCACGCAGATCTACGACTTCCCCGAAGGTCGGATTCTGGTATTGGGTGTGACTGGTTCGATTCGATGGGCCGTTACGTCTACTCGGGCTTCCACGATCAACGATAACGCGTCGCTGACCTGGAGCGTGGGCACGGCGACGGCATCTAACGCGACCCTCGCAACCACGATGGTTGATCTGCTCCCGAAAACCACGAAGGTTCTCGCGGCTGCCACCACGGCATACAACACCGCATCCACTGCGGCACTTGCAGCATCGGCCCATTTCGATGGCACTGGAACCGCTAAGGACGCGTTCCTTAACGCAGCGTTCGAAACCGGGACGGACATTGACGGCGACGGCACGCTAGCCGCAACCGGCAACGTCACGATCTGCTGGGTTCAGCTGGGCGACTACTGATAACCGGGGCGGCGCATGAAAGAGTATCAGGAGATTTTCGCCTCGGCGGCTCGCACGGCCACCACTAGCGCAACCATTGCCTGTAAGAGCCGTGCGGGTCTCTTTTTTATCAACATCACCGCCGTTACGGGCAGCCCGTCGATCGTGTTCACGATTTCCGGCGTAGACCCCATTGCCGGTGACACGTACACGATTTTGGCATCGGCAGCGAAGACCGGAACTGGCAAGACCATTCTCCGCGTGTCGGAGAACATCGCTGCGTCAGCAAATCTGATCGCCCAAGACATGCTGCCAGCCGCGCTCAAGATCACCGCGACACATGGCACGGCTGACTCCGTGACCTACAGCATGGGCTTTATCGGGGTTGGTGATGACTGACCTCATCGAGCGCGCCCACTACGACGAGTTGGAGGGCCGGATGGTTATCCAGACGACCTATGACAACTCGGGCGTGCTTGAGGCGAACAAGGCGGCGCAAAACGAGGCGCCCGAGTTTGGCCGGTACGCCGGGAATCTTGTCCATGCCGCGCGCGTTCATATGGGTGATGTTGTGCGCCTAAAAAACTTGGGCTACGACTTGCTCTCTCCTGACCCCGCCGAAGTGCGCCGCGCTCTTTGCTACATGCAGTCCGAAGAACGTCATTTGCTGACCGTCCCCGGCAATCCGTTTGCCAAGACCCGTAATAAGTGGGTGTGACATGCAAAAGCACTACGATAGTCTGAACAACAAGATTGTTCGGACGGGCGCATTGCAGCCTACCGGTGGTGTAAGTGTCCTGGTGACAGACGCTGATACGGGCGATGTCAGCACCATCTACTCGGACAACGGCGTTACAGAGGCGGGTAACCCGCTGACGACGGACGAGAACGGGTATTACGAGTTCTTTGCTGCGAATGGAAAGTACAACCTGTCCTTTACGAAGGACGGGATTACTTCCCGCGCTGTTGCGGCGATTACGTTGTACGACCCTGACGATGCGCCGCCCGCTACGCTTTCCACAATAGCCGCATCAGGAGGGTCGGCGCTTGTCGGGCATATAGCGTCCGGCACTGGTGCGGTTGCGCGCACGGATCAATCCAAGCTGCGCGACATCGTCACGGATGGAGATTTCGACACTGCCCAGCATGCGGCAACGGCTGCATTAGGCAAGGCGTTCTTCGTACCGGCCAGTGCATCTGTCACGGTCACAGTTCCAACCGATGCGGCAACCCTTGCTGCTGCAATGACCGCTATCGCTAGATGGGTCATCCCGGACAGTGCAACGGTCACGATTCAGCTTGCCAGCGGAACTACCAGCAACACGACCCCAATTACGCTGAGTCATCCGTATGGCGGGCGTCTGCAAATCCTCGGCGCTACGCCGACAACGACCACTATTTCCGCAGTTGGGTCGATCACTGGCTCTGCTGGGGCTTGGTCGCTTCCTTACACGGTCGCAAGCGGCACTGGTATTGCGGTTGGTGACTATGCGCTGATCCGCAATGTCGCCGGCACTGGTGCATTCGAAGTATTCAGCGGTATTTGCAAGGTCACCGCTGTATCTGGAACCACGGTGACGGTCACGAATACGGGGCGGTTTGCGGCGTGGCCAACGTCCACTATCTCGTCGGCGGATCTGATCGTTGTTAAGACGATCCTGAGCTTCACAGGGTGCGATGGCATTCGTATTGCAGGCCCTATTGGGCGAATTGACCAACTCGTTCTTGAGGGGGACCGGACATCCGGGACGGTCGGCCTTATCACCAACCGTGCGGATGTAAGTAAGGGAGCCAAGGCGCACGCCTTCTGCGGAAATGGCGCCAGCACGACGAGCTTTGGCATTTCGAGCTTTGGCGATGGATGTTTGTATGCGCAGTACGGCGGCGCGGTCTCTGCCCTCTATTGCTATTTCGCGAACAGCCTTGTCTACAACGTCGTAGGACAGCACGGCGGGTCGGTGATGGCGAACTACGCCATTTCTAGCGGATCGACGGAGGTTGGGTTTGCTGGGTCGAACTCAGGCGATGTTTCTGCTGAAAACACGATCAGCGTCGGTAACGGCACGTACAACTACTACGCGCAGTCTGGCGGATCTGTGTCGATCCCGAGTGCGGTCTCTAAGTGCGCTGTAAGTGACGGCATCCGCGCTGCGTATGGTGGCGCCATTCGCGGGCAAAGCGCCACGTCCTCTAACAATGGCGGAGCCGGGGCGTTCGCGGTAGGTGGCGCGA